CGATTGAATAAGCAGGTTTATTTGATAAATCAGGTAATACATACGTTGTAGCTGTCCCCCCTATTGTTCCTGTTTGTTCTGTAAAGCCAACGGGTGCAATGTTGTCTGTTGAAGGTTTGACGTTATTGCCCCCTACTGTGAATTGATAACCTGAGCGCATGTCGAAAATTTTCATGTCGCGCAAAATAACGCTTTTAGTTTCACTGTGTTGAGTTAATATTCCTTGTTGAAAATTAGGAACAATTTTCTCTGCCTTTGCTATTGGTGCAAAAAATATAAGCAACCAAATTAAACGCATTAGTCGGTAATTTTTATTTCGGAAATTATTTGGCCTACAACTTGGCTACCCGGCCCTCCGGCTGTTAAACCAACGGCTTGCGCTGAAGTTAAAGTTGCTGCGGCGTCGCCTGCTGATCCTGCTGCGGTTGAAATTACGTCACTAAAATTAGGACTTGCGCCTGTCGTTAATGCCGAAGTTGGGACGACATCGCCTTGTAAATAAGTAGAACTAAAACTAAACGATTCGCCTCCGGTCGCATTCTGCGTGCTAACAACAGTACCGGGGCTATATATACCTGATGTGATCGTGCCCGCTGATAATTGCCCCGCGTTATCTCCAATAGCAGTATCAACCCCAGTGCCCGAAATACTAAAACTTGAACCGACGCGGGTTGCTTGAGTTGCCGCCGCTGTAGTGGTCAGACTCGCAGATGCAGAAATAACATGATGTATATCAGCCTTTAAACTTGGAGTTGCTACGAGGAAAGCAGCAATAAAGAAAAGAGAATTTTTCATTTTAGACGGCCATCCGGCCCAATGTTTTTTCCAGTTATAGGATCTTGCCTACTTTTATTCGGTATAGAAGGCGCCTTTTGTGGCCCTAGCTTACCGCCGCCATTCTTAGAAGGGGCAAGGCCAAATGCAGCTAAACTTCCAGAAAAGACGGAAGCTATGAACGTGGGATCGAAATCAAGAATTTTCTGACCATTTGGCAACCTAACGTACGAAAAAGTCAGGAGAGATGCGGACCAAATCAACACGATCAATTTGACCAAATCGCCAAGCCATTCGCGGTCTTGTTCTTTTTTCTCTTCTTGTTCTTCCATTGTTTGTGCTCTTGCTACTTTATCGTAATAAACTATACCTTTCTGTCTAGGCTTATGGTTAGACCTATCTCTATCTGGGAGAACGCAGCCCGCGCTCAATTATTAGAGGACATGTATTGGCTTGATCAAAGAAATCTGAGCACCCATGCCCATACAGGCACGTTTACCGGCTTATGGGAAGAACTACAGATAAGAAACAAATGGAACAAATTGCTTGGTAACAGATGAATGAAGTAATAGCCGCCTGTATTGGCGCAGTAGTCTCTATTTTCTTGTTCACCCTTAGCATTATTGTCAACAGGAAAGATAAGGACGTAAGGGCTTTATTTAAAAAAGTCGATCTATTACAGCAGAAAGTAGCAGCACTTGAAGGGACACAAAGAAACAAGAATTGGCGTAATAGATAGACACTAAAAAACCCCCTCCCGTCCTCTAAGCGTTAAGGGGCTTAATAGCTATCTAATCTGTTGAATGAAAATAATTAAATTGTCATTTATATAGGGCAATATTAGTTTAATCAATTTTTGACATATTTTCATTGATATATCTACTTAAAATAACTGCTTTAGAATAGTGCGCTGATATTCCTGTTAATTCTCTTAATTGCTTTGAGGTCATAAACATTGCCATACGCCGCCAACTTTCTATTTTATTTGTCGGGGATCTATAAACAAAGCCTGAACCCAACCAATCTAAAAAGCGACGCATGATACTTAATACGCTTGCATATTGAAATATTACAGATACTTTTAGGTTGGGTCAGCAGCGGAGTGTTCCCCATCACCCAGTGAGCAAAACAGTGGTTGAGCTGGCCCACAATATTAATAGGCAAAAAAAAAGAGCCTTGCGGCCCTAGTAATTTAAAAGCTGATTAATGGGCCATTCTGTAACCCATGCGTCGCCTTTGATTGGATTAGCTGGAGTTTCGATTTCTCTAACCCATGCCATCCCGTCTCTTGCGGGCCTCCACATATCAGCATCATTTAAAAGAACTGCTTTGAAGCAATTACCGCAATGCTCAAAGCCTTTTGCGTTTTCTGCCCAAACTGTCTTTAAAACTTGCATTGGTACCGTCTCCGGTGAACTACTCTTTAAGTATATACATGGGTCGACCCCTACGTCAACGTATTAATATAAACTTTATATTTTTTTTTTAGAAAAAAAAAGACCCCTTTCGGGGCCGGGTGTTTTAGGCAGCGGTTGAGAAAGTGCCGTCCTCGTATCCAATAACGTTGAAAATAACTTTACCTCTTGGCTTTCTGCAAGTAAAGCTAACTCTGTCAGCTCCTTTATGATTGTAGTTTTCAGCCTTTAATACGTTGTATGTATAGCCTCTTGCACATTTGATTTGCTTTAGAGATGTTGAAGGAGTTTTCATTGGTTCCGTCTCCGGTTGTGTATGTTTTAATTATACACATGGGTCGACCCATACGTCTACATAGTAACAATTAATTAACAATATTAAGGCGCAGGTACAAGCATATGCTGGGCATGCTCACTAGTGCGACGATCTTCGTGCCATTTGACTGTGTAGTAATAACCGGGAGTCCCTTTCTTATTAGTTTTTACCTTCATTGAAACAACGGTCCCAATGGCTGAGCCTATTTTTAAATAGACCCCGGTATTTCTTTTTTTATTGACCTGATCGTTGATTTTATAGCGTGGGGTGGCTGGCATTGTTTGTTGTGAATAAAAGGGTAAAAAAAAGAGCCTTTCGGCCCTCGGTGTTATTTCCAAAGTTCTTTAATTTGCTTAGTAGTTGCGAAGTGGTAAACAGCGTTGTCTTCAAAACGAACAACAGTGAAGCGATAACCGTTTAATTGCTGAGAAGTTTTGCCGCCATCTACAACACCGAAACCGTTTTCTAAAGCTTGTAGTTGAATTTTCATTGGAAGAGTCTCCTCTTTGTTTACTTCTTAAGTATAGTAAAGGGTTGACCCCTATGGAAGCATATTAACAAAATCGTAACAATTAAATGTCGGGGGATGGATCACGCCAATTACGTGCCTTGTCTTTCCCTTGCGGGTCTTGTATGACTTTCAGCCTTAACTCATCTATCACCCATTTAAGGGGTACGACTAATTTGAATTAGGGATCTTCGGAGAGTTTAGGGCTTATTGTCATTGCCAGCTCTACAAGAGATCTCGTTAAGGCGTCAGGCTCCCCGACGTTGTAATAAAAAACCCCCTGAAAAGGGGGGCGGGGTGGTTAAAAGATAAAGGCGGCTGAAAGAGAAATCGCAAAGGCGTAAAACAAAAACATCGTTGCTTTTTCCTGATT